ATTTCATGAGACAGCGCGGCACCCCTTTAAGTGACGGGCGGGTGGGTGCCCACCACCACAACACGACGCGCGCGCGATCCCACGGATCCCGATCCTCTACGGCAGACGATGAACACGCCCGACTCTCAGAACATCCAATCGACGCAAGAGACGCCGAATGCGCCTCTAGCGAACCGCGTGCGCGCTGTTGAACACGGCAACGCGCGCCAAGTGCGCCGACGCCTCGACTTTGACGCGGAGGGGATCCAAGTGGAGGATCCAACACCCACCACCGACGAGACGCATTGGCGCCTCAAGGCGATTGAGGTGAAGATTGTGCACGGCTTCCCTGTGCACAACGAACATACCCTCACCGTCGAATTGCACGACGAACAACATCCGAGGAACACGAGGTTCAACGAACCGCTCGACAACGGCCGCCTCTCGCGTCGATCCTACGTGCACAGGCAACTTGAAGAAAGTGGCCACGTGTCGATGAACGTGAATTGGGATTACGATGACCGCGAAGATTTTGACACGGAAGAAGAATACAGAAAACACGTAAACGAGACCTTTCGATCCATCACATACATAAAAATGTAAAATGTAATAAGTCAACCTCATAACATGTCGCACGTCGCCGCCGCCGCGTGGAAGGGGGATCTCCCCCGCGTCCGCACCCTGATCGACGGGGGGTGCCCAGTGGACAAGGGGGCCTGCGAACTCGCCGCGTCGAAGGGACACACGGAGACCCTCTCGGCCCTCCTCGACGAGGGGGTGCCAGCCGGGAACGCCATCGCCTACGCCGTGCGCGCGGGATCCGTGGCGTGCCTCGACGCTCTCTATGAGAGGGGCAACGCGATCTCCAAAATCGCGGTCGAGTGGGCTATGGAGCATGGGATAAACCCGGACGTGGTGACGTGGATACACTCCCGCGTCATCGCGCCGAGGGCGTGGGCGACGTCGCTGCAAAGGATCTTGGACGAACGCCGCCACGACGTGCCGGAGCAGACGTACATAGAACTGTCAAACCTCGCTATGCGATGCTACCGCCTGTGTACACCCGACCGCTCTTATTGAGAAACCACACGAACCCACCAAACATCGAGAGGAGGAGGGCCATGAGGACACCGAAAGGATACTTCTTCTTCGGTGCATCCGGTGGTTTCTCGGGGAGACGTTTGACGTTAGCGTTTAGAATATCAATTTTCCCTATCAAACGTTCGAGGGCATCCAAAATTTGCAACTCCCTATTGGGTGTTTTTTTCTTCACGTCTATGGTCGTAATCTCCAGAACCATGTGCCACTTGGCATCTGGGTGTAATAACACGTAATCACCATCGTCTTGATATTCCTTGATTATGAAATCCAACTGCTTGATACTAATCGGGTTGAAGAGATTCCATTTCCTTTGCATCGGTTTCCACTGTTTGTCCCTGACGATGACGTTATTACTTCCCGTGAAATGCCTCTCCAATGGGACTCGAATCAAAATCTGACCCGACCTTTCGTCCAGAATTTGAGCCGCCCTCGGCACGTCTGGGCACATGACGTCTACAAACTTGGCAATGTTCGAAGACCCGGCGACGTTGCTGTTCCCACCCACTTGTGTGATGTAGAACTCGGCGACTTTAATGCCAATCACACGGGACATGTCCTGAATGTGGGTATTACTCTCGAGACCGAATGACACGGTGAAGGTGTTGTTGGTTCCTGTGACGAACTGAGAGTCCACGTTGATGTATTGAATCTTTTTGGGTAATTCTTCGAGTGGAGTGGTCATCCTAAAGTAGCGTCCTAAATAATTTTCGGTGGTTTATTATATAATACAATGATCAAGGTTCTTGTGTTGAATCTTGTGACAATCTTCATCTTTACATTTTTATATTTCGGCCTCGTCAAGGCTGGTGGCGACCACTTCAACGGCCTCGACAAGTCGTCATCCCTCGTCGATACAGTGTACTTTGCCTTCACGGTGCAAAGTACCGTGGGCTTTGGGGACATCTACCCAAAGACTAAGGCGGCAAAGATGTTGGTGATGATTCAACAGTCCCTCCTCATCTTGGGTGTCGTCGACCTCCTGTCCACGTCGAAGGCCAAACCACCCGTCGTTGCGAGTGCGATGACAAACACCTTAAAAAAACCCGGCATATTTAGTAGATAGGTGATAATGATTGTCTGCGTCGCACAGCCACAATCTTGCCAATATAAAAAACTCAAACGTCGATTGAAAATAAACACAGCCACCGCGGGGGTGGGTCTCGTCGCTTCCGTGGCTTCCACGCAAGGCGCTGAGAGTGCTATATCCGCCCTCGTCGGGAGTGGGGTCTCAGTGGCATACGTATCGTCACTGTGTGATTTCGTCGATTCCTTGGGGACCCAAGAAGCACCGCTTCAAAAACACATCGGGTACCCGGTGGCACTTGCCGTTTTTGAATCGGTGATGAATCATCACGTGGATGGTTTTAATTTTCATTACGATGCGACACTCATTGGATTTTTATCCTATCAATTCGCACTTTTGTCGTGTTTATACGATGAAATCAAAAAGATGCTCACTCCGTCGTGACACTCGCAGTCGCCTTCTTTCGAGTCGTCTTCTTCGGTGCGGCCGGGGCAGCAGCAGCAGCAGCAGCAGCGGTGTCCGACTTGCTGGCGCACTTGCACTCACACGCCGGTCCCGCAGGTCCCGCAGGCCCCACGGGCCCTCTCGGGCCAGGAGCACCCGGCTCGCCCTTTTGCCCCCTCGGTCCAGCGATTCCGGAGCCTTCACCGCCCGTGGAGGCCGCCTTTTCCACGGCGTCGGCGAGGCGGGTGAGGACGTCGTACACGTGGTTCTTATCGAGGGTCTTCTTTTGGAGTTCGTCCTGAATTTCTTTCTTCAACGCATCCATGGTGTATATATTTAAGAGAGAGAATTTATCTTTAACTAATGACGGTGGAGTATTTCGTGGGACCCACCCTCCTGAGTGGGATCGGTCAACACTGCAGTAAATACGTCTCACTGTTTCCTGATGCCAAGTATATCGAACTCAAGGACATCCACCTTTTACCACCCTGGTGCGACACGGTGTTCGCCTTTCTCATCCCGGTCGGGGACATACGAAAGGTGTGTCGGTTCATAAAACAACGCTCGAGGAGGGTCATATGCATGACCGTGTGCGAGACCGAGACCGTGCACGAAGATTACGGCGTCATTTGTGAGGAATTCCCGAAAATGGCGGCACCCTCCGAATTTTGCAAACGCGTCCTCGAGAGGCAATTCCCCGGGACGGAGGTGCGAGTCATCCACGCCCACATCCCACAACCGGACATTTACACCTTTTACGTCATCGGGAACATCTTGGACGATCGAAAAAATTTCAGAAGCATCCTCGAAGCCTTCGTCCGCCTGAACGAACCGAACAGCCGTCTCCTGATCAAGGCGACGTGTGTGAAGGAGGTGAACATAAACCTCCCACGGGTTCGAATCGTGAACGGTCTCGTCTCCGACGAAGAAATGGAGAGAATCCACAGAGAGGGTGACTGCTATCTCAATTTTTCGAAATCCGAGGGCGTGGGCATGGGCGCGTGTGAGGCAGCCTTGAGAGATAAACCAATCATCATAACGGATTACGGTGGGGCCCCGGAATACGTGCACACACCCTACCTCGTCCCATGTGGCAGACAGAAGTTGGAGCGCGACGATTTCCTATTCAAGGCTGGGATGGAGTGGGGCAAGCCCGACGAGTCCCAACTCGTGACATACATGAGGGACGTGTTCGACAAACGTCTCCGATGGATGGACCACTCGCACACGAAGCACTTAGTTGGGAGAGACAACATTCTCAAGGAATTTTCTGAGTTTTAATGTAATAGACACATGGGCGTGATAAACACTGGAAACAAAATTGGCACCACCCTCGCCGGTCTTCGACTCGTGATGGCGACCGTGTTCTCCCTCTCCTTGGTGGGTTCGGGCACAGCCTTGATTCTCAAAAAGAACAAATTCACCAAAAAGGTCAAAGGTAAGGTGACCTCCACGGAGTGCGACAACACGCAGTGCAAGGTGTCGTACGAATACAGCGTCGACGGCAACGTGCACCGCACCGACAACTCGATCGCCCCACTCTCCCTCAGAGGGGCGAAGGCCGTGGACGTCTCGTACAACCCGGATATCCCGGGTGAGAACACCCTCCAAGTCGTACCGACGCGCCTCATAGGTTTGGCCATGTATGGACTCGCCCTTCTCTTCTTTTGTGTGGGACTCCTGACCTACATGGTCACGAAAGAAGTGAAGGGGGCGGGCACGGCTTTTGCCGCACTGAGTGCGTACAAGATGTTGACGAATTAGATAACACCCCGACGGCGAAGATTGGCGACGGTTTTTTTCATTTGCGCGTTGCGCTTCTTTTCTTCTTCGAGTTTTTTACGAAGTCGAGCGTTGATTCGTTTCTGAACGTTGCGTTGATTCACGAGTCGTGCGATGATTTTCGCTTTCGTCTTCGAAATTGCGCTTTGTCTTTTCATTATATGTGATATACCCACATATTTTTAGGCCGCCATCTGGTCTTGGACGTACCCCGCGGCCAAGACGCTCACGCCGATGACGATGAGGTTGGACATGAGTTGGTGCTTTTGGGCGATGAGGGCCATGACGACGTCATCCACGGCTCGAATCCCCGTGGGCTTCTTCGCGAGGCGCGGGACGAGGACGGCGATCGCTAGGTAGACAGCCATGGTGATGATGACCGGGCGAAGGTTTTCGCTATCGAGAAACATTTGTTTGTAATTACACACTATTTTAATTTTCGAATTCTGCGTTCATGCTTCTTCGCCTTGATGGCATCAGAGCACGTCTGATGTCGCCAAAACGCGTTCGCGTATTGCACGCACTTCGGGTCTGGGGTCTCCGTCTTGTAGAAACTCAGAGCCTCCTTTAAGTAAAAAAACCACCTCTTGTCTCGGGTGACTTGGATGGCCATGACTCGATTTCTAAGATTCCCCACCGATTGTACTCAGATATAAGTCAATTTGGCCACGAAATTGTGGACACGCCTCGACTGTTTTTTTCGTCGTCGCGTCTTGCACGGCCAAGATGTGCGTCTTAAATTTTTTCAAATCCACCCCCGTCGCCTCGTGCACCTCCGACGGCGTCGCGATGTCGAGGAGGGCGAACAGGTACCCCGCCGCGTAATTCGCGTGCAAAGTCGCCACGAGCGGCGACGCGTCTTGTTGACTCGCCGTCGCGTATCGTGCAGACTGTCGGAGGAGTTTGTCGATATTCGACCGACGACCGCGCTTGCCGTTCTGGGACACCATGAGGGCGACGCAAATCGTGAAAATAAGGTACAAGAAGAGCATCCTC